TACTACTCTTTATTCTATTCAGAACATACCTTTCTTTCTTTCTCTCAAAAACTTTTCAATTTTCTTTCTTTTCAGCCTTTCTTGTCTTCTTTTTCTTCCTTTTTCTCAGGCGGGGGTCCGTCCCCGCACGACGGACATTAAAAATGTATCTTAATTTTACTTTGTTAGCCCTTACTACTATCTCCTATTTACTAATTTCAAACTTTTCATAGTTATCAGTAACCACATTTACAAAGCGAACTATCCGTTTCAAAACATTAATAGGTATTGAGTCCCACTCTTCCTCACAGTCAATCTTCAAAAGACCATCAATATCACTAAATGCCTCTTTATGATACCTTTCTAGATTCTCTAAATAAGTCATAGTGATGGTTTTTTCTTCTTTCCGACCTCTTTTAGCGATTCTTCCCATACATACTGCCGGTGAAACATCCAGCCAAACTCTATATTCTGATTCAGAACACATTTGTTTCAAACGTTTAAGATAACTATTGAATAGCTGTCTGTATAAAAGGAACTCAATTTCTTGGAACTTTCCGTCATCATATAACATCTTAGTAAATACCTCACAGTCAGTTACAATATCTCGTTCAGTAATAATTATAGCATCAGGATATTCGCGAATAGTCTTCTCAAATAACTCAAAACGTGTGTGTAGAACCTGAAGCTGGAAAGCAAGAGAGTAACGGCTTTGATTTTGATAGTAAAGACTGAAAAGTGTATTTCCTAATGAGTCTATTAATTTTGACCATTCTTTTACTGGTTCTTGTAAACAAATAACCTTTCTTTCTGATACATTAGATATGTGTTGTTTCAATTGTTTCAAAAGCCACGACTTCCCTGCTCCTGGAAGCCCATCTAAACTGATAATTGTCGCACCCATTTAATTTGATAATAAATGTAGAATAATTTCTAATTAGGAGAATATTATCATTCAATTTTTTACTAAAACCCTATAGTAATCCATTGTCTTCTGTAGACCCTCCATGTCTACTTCCGGACACACATACCCTTGTAAGCCTAATGGCCCCAAAAATTCTTTGGTTCCTACCAATCCTTGATTTTGTTTCTTTTGTTTCCCTTTTTTAACATAATAGTTCGTTGCAAAACCATAGTCTATTAAAGTTAGATTACCACTACTGTCAAACATAATGTTATCTGGTTTGACATCTCTATGAACAAACCCTTTACTATGGATTGTTTTCAATATGTCAGACAACTCATTTTCTACATTATCTAATGATTTACTATAATATGCTAAAGAACTAGCATCAACATGTGACACCATCTTATTTATTATTAAGTATTTTATACTTTGGTAGCTTCCATATGAAATTAATCTTGGAATACCATAAATTCCTTTCAATGATAATAGCACTTTGGCTTCATGTTTAAGTAAAGAAGTTGGTATATCTTGAATCTCAAATTTTATAGCTACATCTTCGTTTGATTCCAAATGATTAGCGCTATATACTATGCCAAAGTTGCCCTCACCGAGTGTTTTACCGAAAGCATAATCACATAAAGAATGCATAATTATTTGCTATTTGATAACACAAAGTAATTCCTAAGATAGTTTATTCTGTATAAAATTGACTAAGATAAACCTCGATTAATTATAGTATCTATACTTCTGAACGACTATGAATAGCTACTTCCCATTCCCACTATCTAACTTCCAGAAAGAAGCCATTAATGCTATTGAAAATAACCAACACTGTTTAGTGACTGCTCATACAGGCAGTGGTAAAACTGTCCCAGCAGAATTCGCAATACAATATTTTGCCAACAAAGGAAAAAAAGTTATATATACAAGTCCAATCAAAGCCTTATCTAATCAAAAGCTTCATGATTTCAGAAAGAAGTATCCACATATTTCATTTGGCATTGTAACTGGAGATATTGAAGATAATAAAGAAGCACAGGTCCTAATTATGACTACAGAAATTCTGGCTAACGCTCTCTTCCACATAAAACCACAAACTACACAAACACAATCACCATTTCGTTTTGAAATGGATTATAATAATGACCTTGCCGCGGTTGTATTTGACGAAGTACATTATATTTGTGACCCTGATAGAGGTGTCGCATGGGAACAATGTATGATTCAACTTCCAAAGCATGTATTAATGATCATGTTATCAGCAACAATAGCAAATCCTAATTTATTGTGTAAGTGGATAGAAAATATTACTAAGAAACCGGTCGTTTTATGCCCAACAACAGAACGTGTAGTACCGTTACATCACTATGTTTATCTTCCACCTATTAGTGAAAAGAACTTTAAAAAACTGCCAATGTCACTTCAAAGCCGAGTAAAAGGTCAACTTGGAAATCTAACAGTTGTCAAACAAGGAGAAGGTAGGACGTTTGACATAGATAGATATCAACAACTTTATAACATAGTAAATGATATTAACCAATACACCTATTTTGACAACTCTCTCGTCAGTGCTGTTAAATATCTTCGTTCCCAAAATATGTTACCAGCACTATGTTTCGTATTTAGTAGAGCACGAGTGGAAGAACTTGCTAAAAGCACTTATGGTGCTATTGGAACTTCATTATTCTCACAAGATGAACAGTCAGGACATGATATGTCTAAAACGATTTTAAAAGAATGTCGTCATCTACTATCTTCAAAGCTCCCAAACTTTTCGGATTTCTTGGAAAATCCAGAATGCCAACTAACTATGATGCTCCTTTCAAAAGGCATAGCGTTTCATCACGCTGGAATGATGCCAGTTTTGAGAGAATTAGTTGAACTGCTTGACGAAAAGGGTTATGTAAAGTTGTTATTTGCTACCGAAACATTTGCTGTAGGTGTAAATATGCCAACTAAAACTGTTTTATTCACAAAATTACAAAAGCGTTCTACGGAAGGAAATCGGTCTTTATTGCCACATGAATATACTCAAATGGCAGGGCGCGCCGGTAGACGCGGTATCGACACAATTGGTCATTGTATTATCCTCCCAGAAGCTATTGTCTCGCCTCATTCAATGAAAAGTATTCTAAGTGGTTCACCTTTATCTGTAAAGTCAAATTATAAAATAACATACCAGATGGTTCTTGGAATTGTTAAGAGTAACCCCAATTTGTCTAAAAGTGAGTTGATAGAGACAATTGTATTAAAATCACAGGAGTCACTTTCATCTCCTTCACAAGTTTCATATGCAAACAAGCTAATGGATGAAATTAAAACCCAAAGACAAAGCTTAGAGCAACTTGAAACTAAGATACCAGTAATGAATACACCAATGGCTGACATAGAACGCTACTTAGAGATTGAAGGATTATTCAAAACAGGTATGTTGTCAGCGAAGTCTCAGCGAAAGCTAAAAGCAGAAAGATACAAACTATGTGAAAAGAACTTTCATCTTGAACGAGAAGTTAGTATCTTACAATTAATCCAGAAACAAAAACATAATATACGTGAATTAGAACATCAACATTCTGCTACTCTTTCCTATCTACACAATGAGGTATTATCCTGTATCTCATTGCTAATAGAATTTAACTGTCTTGTATATCACGATGAAACCAGTTTACAATTGACTAATACAGGAATATTAACCTCAAATATATATGAAACACATCCTTTGGTTCTATCTAACTTCACCACTTCAACAATCAGTGACTTGTCAAACAGTGATACAATTGATATAGCAAAATTAGCAAGCATTCTAAGCATGTTTTGTGATTGCTCTGCTAAACCGGATGATAGTGTTGATAATATTTCATCTTCGTGTAAACAAACCACTATTATGGCTAAATCAATTGTAGACCAAATGGAACAGGCTTACCAAAGAGAACATCAGACACTTGGAGGATATTATATAACCCAAGAATACCAAATATCTACGCGTCTTTATTCATATGTTACTCAATGGTGTGATGCAAACACTCCATTTGAATGCTTAAAAGTAATGAATGAAGCCTACGAAAGCCAAGGAATATCAAGTGGTGATTTTGTGAAATCAATACTAAAAATTATTAAGCTAAGCAAAGAACTAATGGCAAGTGCTCAAGAGATGGGAAATTCGTGGTTATGGTTGGAGAAGCTTTGCTCTCAGGTCCCTGAGCAACTAATGAAATATATAGTGACAAATCAATCTTTGTATATATAGTTGTTCAGGATAACTACTTAACAAAAAGTATTTCTATAAAGTATTATGAATGAATACAAGAAATTAAAGAATTTTAAAGAAAGATGTACTGAATCATCTAATATGCGCAAGCGTTATCCGAATCGGGTATGTTTATACTTATCTAAATATAAAACATCTACATTACCTGAGAGTGAAAAAAAGAAATACTTGGTCCCTCAAGACCTTACTGTTGGTCAATTAATACATGTAATTCGGAAGCGCATTAAAATAGACTCAACAGACGCTATTTTTCTTTTTACCGAGAGCAATATCGCCCCTTCTACTACTATTGAACTAGGACAGGTATATACCGAGCATGCGGACCCAGATGGCTTTCTGTATATGACATACAATACCGAATCAACATTCGGTTAAAACAGATTTCATAAGTTAAATAATTGCTTATGAAATAAATACGATATTAAATGTAATACTTTTTAAATAGCTGTGCAGTTCATGTTCTTATACTTGTTACGGAAAACACGGAAGTCTTCAGTGCATTTCTCAAACTTCTGCTTATACTTGTCAGTTGTATCCGTACCAGGCTTGAAAGTTGCCATAATAGTCCGAATCTCCTCCAAAAGGTCAAGTTGGTCATTCAGTTCCTTCAACAACTTCTTATTTACATTGCCTTGGTTCTTTAGCTTATTAATGAGATTAGAATAAGTAGTATGAAGAGTAGAATATTGAGACACGAGCTTAGAATAACGGGAAGCCTCACTGTTCTGCTTATCACGTCCAGTCTTTGCATTTGCTTGCTCAGAATTCACCTTGCTTTGTGCCAGTTTATAGGCTTTCTCTACATCACTAATCTCCTTATTAACCTGAACTCTCATCTGACGAATTTCTTCTTGAATTGCCTTATAACGTGGTGAAAACCTCTTTAGTCTCAGAGACTCACTCTCCATATGATCAATGTAGCGACGCTCTTGCTTAATAAACTGTTGTTGACGGGCCAAAGAATCAATCAAGTGTGTAGCCTCAGTAGTTTTAGAACGAACAACATTATTATATTTTTGATAAGATGTTTTAGCATTATTAAGATGCTTCTTAAATTGAGATACACTTGCTGAGTAGGACCGTACTTTTTTTTCCAATGTTTTCTTTGTTAGTTCATCTTTATTCATTTGACTCTGAAGGGAACTAAGATCGTTACGAACATCCTTCTCAATTGTAGATACCATTTGAGTGATTTTGGAGTATGACCTCGTATTAGAAATATCTCCTGTAGTTTTAATGCTAACAGCTGATGCTGGGGCAATATCAGGTAGCAAAATAGTACCTATACTAGCAATGAATAAAATAGCAATTGGCTTCATCCCTATACTCTAACCTTGGAAATTATCTTTAAATTCAATATAATACATTCTGTCATTTTACTAAACAAATTCTTAGCTTCCTATTACATGTTGTGGCATTTTCAAACAATACAAGCCTACACTTAATGACTTGAAACTTGTATAAATTCAAATTGCTCTTAACTCTAAACCACCTTCCAATTTCTTCAATAAAGATACTAAATATATTATCGCTTTCACACAATCTTTCAATGATAATACCTTCATATTGACGGTTTGTATTAATCTGATGCGTATATAACATATGTAACATAGTTGATTCATCACCAATCTTTTTAGCCGCTTTACACAGCGCATCAATTTGTTCTATTCTTGATAAACTGCTCTCTATGAATTGTTTAAAGACTTCATACTCAGAATTGGGAAGTAAATAGTGCGAAATAATCATCATATTTATCAAATCAGGCAATCTTCTCATTGGAGAAGTAATGTGAACATAAGGTTTTCCTCTCACTTCATTAGAGCATATATATTTACTTGCTCGATTACAAACTATATGTTTTAATTGTTGTAGACCTTCAGGCAAAGTTAAATCTTCTATAGGATTAGCTTGACGGAAAATACCATTATCAAGAGATTTTAGAAACTTACCACAATAACTATTCATAAGAATCATCAAATATGCTACTACATCATGACTATCATTAACAGAAGCCAATAACTCAACTTTATTTTTAGCAAAACATAATTTTATCAATCTTAATAGCAACGAATAAGACAAATCTTGATTAAGTTCTGGACTATCATAAGCATAGTTATGTGTTACATATGCGTTACATATTGTCAGATTTTCTCCTAATATTTCACCTAATTCATTAATATCAAGGCATAGAGCTAAAACAGGACATGTGCGTCCTGCTTTAAGACTAAACGTATTCAAACTAAACTTTTCGTCAAACATATTAATTGTTTGACCTGGTAAATAAATTGAACAAGGGTTAACCAGAGTGTTAGATAAGTCCATCAAATTAACTTTACAGCTTAATAAATAAGATGGTAAGTGGGTTATACAAATAAATATAGTAAATGTTCCATCATTGTGTTT